CATGTCCTGATTGCTGAAGTCGCTCATGGTGCTATGCCTCCTGTGCGTCGTCGGGTGGGGTCGTGATGTGTCCGTTCTCGTCGTAGTACCAGTCGTTCGATTCGGATGAATCGAGGAATCCTTCCTCGGAGGTATCGTACTCAATGTCGCGCATGATGCGAGACGCGACGTTCTGCACGATTGTGTCAATCCACTCGGTCAGGTCTGCCTCCAGATTGTCGGCCTGTGCCTTCAGTTTGTCGATGGTCGCCGCGTCACCGGCGCATCCCTGTATCTCGATGATGGCCCCACTCCGCATTGAGCCGCCGCGCCAGTTCTTCACGCCTTGGAAGTATAGCAACGCGTCACCGTTACCCAGAGCACGGTAGATTGCCGAGCGCTTGTCGATGTGGACGCGGCGCGCACCCCGTGTAGCGTCCGGCGCTATCTGTGCGTCAGGGTGTCCGTCGAGCGCGAGCAGGAATGTCGGCCAGTTTGCTACGCTCGCGGTCACATTGAGCGCCGCGTAGTCGTCGCCACGGTAGCCGCCGACGGAGTAGAACAGTGCGTCTTTGTCACTGTCGAGTGTGAGTCCGAGCGCGGGGATGATTGCGTCAGTGAAGTCCACAACCCCATCCTCGCACCGCCAGTCCATCGGGTCGCTGTCCTGTGCGTACTCCTCGCGCGCCGTGTCGAATGCGCGCTCGTTGTGCTCGCGCAGTTCTGCGGCGGTGTACGCGGTCTTGTCCTCGCTCCACGTCTTAGGCATTGTGTCCCTCCACTCGGGCGAGTGCGGCCTCCGCGTCGTACAGTGCCTCAGAGTATGCGTCGTAGTCCTCTTGCGTCCCGATGGTACGGAACGCCGACAAGAGGTCGCGCAGCGCCTCATACATGTCCGACGCGGCAGCGATTAGCGTGGCGTCGTCCGGCTCCATGACGTGCGATGCTACGTGCTCGCCCTGTGCGCCCATGATTATCCCCTTGCCGATAGACTTCCACGGCCCCGGCGTGTGCTTCGCTTGCGTGTCCATCGTCCTCTACTCCTTCCGTCCGGCGTCTGTTCTTAGCGCACTAAGAACATATCACGATTGTGCGCTAATGTCAATAGGCAGTTTCACAGGTCTTTCGTCAGCACGATACCCGCGTCACTCCACGCGATGCGGACATACCCATAGCCGCGCTGTGTGCGCTGGTACTGCAACGCACGGTATACCCGCCGTGAGTCCACGTCCTGCGATAGCGTGAGCGTGCTGGTATGTGACTCCGACGCGGCGAATGTCGCCAGTATGTCCACCACAGTCTGTCGCTCCTCGCGTCGGGCTTCTCGTGTCTGTGGTGCGGGTGGTGTAATCACCATGCGTTGCCAGTCTGGGCGCGCCAAATACATACGGTCGTCCCGTTTGGCCACCAATGCCGCGCCACCTTTGTGTCGAAGCAGACCGTTGTAGAGTGTCCACGCGCTCACCGTGTCTCGGTCGTATATGACCTCGCACACCGCCGCGCCTGTGTCGATGAATCGCGCGATCAGACCGACATACGTGTCCTGTGTCATGCGGTGAGGGTGACGGGCGCATGAGTCCGGCCCCGTTTTATATCCGCCGCGCGAGGGTAGTGTGGCCCGTCGTTCGAGCCGGAAGTCGCTGCGTTCGGTGGTCATGTCGTGTCCCGTCGTCGATGGATGTGTGTTCAGTGTACCAGTTAGCGGTTTTAAAGTCAAGCACTCTTATACAAAAGTGCCATTTACTCGCTACTTTTGACGGGGTGTTTTGGGCGGATGTTCGGGCAGGTGGGGGCTGGTATTTTTGCTTTGCCGCGTACGCTTTTAGTTTTTTATAGAGGAGTCCCTATAGGGAAAAAAACAAAGTGTATATATATATGTTTAAACCTCTTAGGGGACTTTGTAGCAAAAAAAGTAAAATGGTACGCGTGAGTGAGTTTTGGCAGGTCAGACATGGCGATTGTTCTATATGAAAGATGCGAGTGGAAATCGTGAGGCAAGTGGAGGCAGAATCGACGCAAAAACGAGGTTTTGTGGTGCAAGGTCTTGCAACGCGAGGGGTGGTATGGTACAATCGCGTGTATGGGCAGACATGGGAAGAATGACAAGGTGGAGCCGAACCCGCTGGCCGCGTCAGGCTCGCGGGCGCGAGTGCTGGCCGACCTTGCGCGGTACATGGCATCACCGGATGCTCCGATGGTCAGTGACGGGTTCGCGCATACCCTCAAAGAGACACGCAACATGAATGTGTCTGTGAATAAGATGTACGAGGATGATGGATACAAGTTGAACGTGATTCAATACCTTGCGTCGCGTGGCGCGGGCCGACCGTTTCCAAGAACTCCCTTGGAACTTATTGACAGTCTCCAAGACTTCTTCACGTTCTGCGGGCTTCACAAGGTACCTCCGACGCTTGGATGCTTTGCCGTGTGGAACGGCGTATCGATCAAGCACATCAATACTATCGAGCAAGATGCGAACGACCCGAGGTCTGGTATCCTTTCTGCGTGCAAGGAAGCGATACGCGGTTTTCTGGAACTTTCTGCCATGGATGGTAGCCTAAACTTTACCATATACGTTCACCAGAACAAAGTGTACTATGGCTCGGTAGAGAATCAGAGCGTCACCTTCAAGATTGATGACAACACTTCGGACCTAACACCGGACGAATACAAAGAGCGTGTACTCATGTTGCAAAGTGATGAATACGAGGTCACTGACGTAGAATCAGTGAGCGAGCAAGTAGAGCACCATGATTGATACCGCGATGCTCGCACCGAACGCTAGTGCCTCCCGTGTATCCTGACGACGCGCGCCGTAACGCTCCTTCCTAGATAGTGCCTGTGAGGTCACAGAATGCTCTGTGCGGCCCGTTGCGCCTGTAAAGGTGTACCGGGTCTCGTCGTTGAATGGCGTGCCACGGTGCGAGACTGAATGAACCGGACAGTCCTCGAACATGGCACACGTCAAGCCGATACACGAACCTCCTACGTGCTGGCAGTAATGCATGGCATACCTCCTATTCTGCTAGGCGTTGTGCTAAGGCTGTGGGAGACAGCCGCAACAGCGCAAGGTCTATGAAGTCGAGCGGTTCCGTTTCTCGCGTCGGGTAGTATCCGCACGCTGGGCAGTCTCCCGACTCGTCAAGTGTCGCGCCGCACTCTGGGCAAGTGTTTGCTAGGCGTCTGTCACGGTGCCAGTCGCGTTGTTGCGAGTTGATGTGTGTCATGCGTTCCATGGCGCTACTCTCCCTTCACAGGGATGGCAACGCCACGCGCGTTGTCCCATACGCTGATTTCGTCGTGAATGGCACCGATGGCACGCGCCACGTTCAGGAAGGGAGTGTAGACCACCACGTCTACCCACACGATGGACGTTGCCGGGTCTACCCACGTACCGACAAGCGAACCCTTGCGCGGCCACACGCGGCGGAACCAGTCTACCCCTGCATCTTGCACGTATTCGTGCGCCACGCCACGAATGGCGACGGTGTACCCGTCCGAGAAGACAACAGGCTGCAGAGTCTTCCTGTCGAATGTACCGCCACGATTGACAAGGGTATCCACGTACACTTCCCCGATGTTGCGCTTCTTCGGGGTACCCGCACCGTCTGATATGGGAAGTCCGAACATGATACGCGTCCTTTCTGTTGCCCGAGTACTGCGTCGCGGTACTCTACTCTGTGGCGGTCTCTCCGCCCGCCACAGTCTAGAGTGTCGGGACTAGTTGCAGGGTATACCTCCCTTATCGAAGACCACGCGCGCGTCGTACTCCGGTCCACCAAGACCGAACTGGTCACGAATCATGTTCTGAAGGCGGCTCGTCGTGTTGGAATAACGACGATTGTCGAAGAACGTCACACAGTGCTCGTCCAGTGAGTAGGAGAGAATGAGCGTGTTGTATGACCAGACACGATAAATACCACGTTGACCGTGAATCGTGCGGTCGCTATGGTCGGCACGTAGCGCGTTGCATGACCCGTGCTGGAACGATTCACGATTGTAGAGTGCGTCCCGGACTTGTGCGTAGTTGACGGTCGTCATGATGGTTACTCCTCATCTTCTACAACATCGATAAAGGCGTCGGCGGGGTTTGTGTCCAAGTCAAGCGCATACGAGTTGCGTACATCTTCGACGCTATAGGCGTTCTCGTCGTCGTACTCTGATATGTCGTACTCCTCGCCACCGTCGTATACAAGTTCTACGATGCTACCATCGGCACGGTGCACGCGCCACGCGTAGTATGCGCCTGTATCATCGAACGTGGGCGCATATCCATACTGTACCAGTCGTTGTGTGATGTTGTTGACAATACATGCCTGTTCGTCTTTGTTCATTGTCGTATTCCTTTCCTGTTGCCTGTCGTGCTTCCTTATGTAGATTGTCCCATAGTTAGCGCACAATGTAACTACCATTCATCGAATGACAAACGGCGCATGATTGTGATGAATGGTAATATGTTGGCACACATATTGTAGACTTTGGAATAAGCGCTCTAGTACAGTAGCGCCACTCTTCAGACACCTAGTCTGTACGGGCGCTACATGCGCTCACAGAGCATGTTACTTTAGCACTCTATCATGCTAAAGAATGGGCATACTGGCATGGCGTTTGTACTGCATAGCCTAGCCTGCCATGCTGTATGCGTGCATAGCAGTACACATAGCACTATGCGCACTGGGCATTATGGTACTATGCATACTGGGCATACAGTGTGCATGTCATGCTATGTATATGTATAGTATATGTTGCATGTTGTAATATGATGAATACATTGTACCTTGTAGCATGTTGTTACAATGTACTACATACCCCCGCCCTTGCAGTCTGATTGTAGTTGACTGGTACCCCTCCCC